GCATTTGTCGAGGGTTCAAGTCCCCCTCTCGCTACAACGAAAAACAACCCCGGAAAGCCTAGAAAATAAGCCTTCCGGGGTCTTCTTTTGCCATAAAATACGGGGTTTTTGGAGAAATCAAATTTGCAGTATTCGCAAGCCTTTTGCGGTGAGCGCAAATAAAAATTTGTCACGACTTTGACACGGAATTTGTCACGGATTTTAACGAGAAACATTAAAAACGGGCAAAAATTCCGAGAGGGGGTTTGCCATTTTCCGCATCCCCCGTTGTCGAGGGGTTTCGACCCCCTTTCATCCTTCAGCGTGCAAGACCTCTTTCATCTTTGCGAAGCTCTTCGGACCATAGGAACCGTCCCCGGTCAGGTCGTTTGCGATCTGCCAGCTGATGAGTGCCGCTTCCGTAGCTGGCCCGAAATGACCATCCACATCCAGCTCATATCCGCACCGGATGAGATTGTCCTGCAGGTAGCGGACCTCTGCGCCCACTCTCCCACGCTTCAGAACGGGGAAAGCGATACGGATTGACGGCTCATCGTACCAATACGAACAATCCACCCGTCCACCGATTCCGGCAACAGTCTCCTTGCTGGTGAACTGCCACGCCAATTTTGCTCCGGGATATGTGCACTCGTGGGAATATTGAGCCACCCAATGAGGATATTTTGCCAATCTGGAATCATCCAGCCTGTCCTTGAACCAGCTCGTCGAAGCGTAAACGCCAGCGGTATATCCGAAAGCCCGGAGCCGTTCCAGGAACGACACGAGACATTTTGTGCGGTCATCCTTTGAGAGCTTGTCGCTTCTGCCGTTCTTCAGCGGTGCCGCCATTTCGGAATCCGCAAAGATGGGGAATGCCAGATTGCAGTCTTTCACCAGGTCGATAACAAAATCTGCTTCCTCAATGGCTTCGGCGCTGTTTACGGAAGTCGGGAAGAAATAGACACCGTAAGGGATGCCTAATTGCTCGCACATCGTCTTAAATTGCAGGAACTTCTTATCAATGACAAGGGATCCTTTGGCGGAATAGCCACGATAGCCGCAACGGAGAATGATTCCGTCAACGGAATACTTCAGAGCCGCCCAATCATACGGCACCTGATTATGAGCCGATAAATCAATGACTTTCTTCATGAGCTTCTTCCTCCTCAGGGACAGCAGCTTCTCCAATGTCCTCAACCTTCTTTTTGAAGAAAGTAACGATTTTTACGAGGAACTTCGGCAACGGTACGCCGATTGTATTAAGGTTTTCCAGAATTGAAATCACCTCATTGAACACTAACCACGATGCCACGCACACAGAAACAATAATCGGAATAGTAAAATCGGGGCTGATTGCGTGTCCTGCGTATTCGATCATCACATCCACGATGTAGCCGATGACCACGAGAAGCCATTGACCGACCTTTTTTGTGATGCCACGGATGCCGACATCGGAGTTGATTTTTTCGCCACGAGCGACGGATGCCATCATTCCTGTGAAGTAGTCGATGATGTTGCACCCCACGAGCAGATAAACGGGAATCGCAAGCACCCCCAGCCAAGCGGTGAGGGCGCTAAACGCCCCAATGATGGTAGCTTTGATTGTTTTCTCCATTTCTCCCTCCTATTTGTACCCGATAATCTTAATCGCATTGATGTGACGGTTTGAATAATTCGTCAAATCGTATCGGATAGCCGTTCCAGCAGAGTTGATTCTGATATACATTCCCAATCCATACAGAACACCGCCAGACAAGGACATTGAAAGAATCTGTGTCATAAGAACATCTTTGTTATCCAAAGGAACACGGAAACTCTTGTAGAGCGTCCCATAGTCGGAAGTAAGCACAAACACATCTATGTACTCATAATCTTTTAATGCAGTTGTGGTCAATGCAGAAATCACATAGGCAGTATTATCTGCGACATTCAACCCTGTTAAATCTGCAAGCGTATCGCCTGGAATAGCGGTATAATCCCTATCCGTGCAAATCCACTTTTTCGGTCTTTGCGCTACGGGTAAAGCCTGATAATCCGCCCAAGTCATAGCGGGATAGTCTCGGATTCCGCTGACGAGGACTTTGTTTCGGTAGAGTGCCATTTTTAATCCCCCTTTTTATACCGTCTCAAAATACGCATGACCGATGAAGTAATTTGACGGAGATGTGACAAGCACTTCACCAGTTGACGCAACATATAATCCCGCCGCAGATACCACGGAATTTTGAACGGATACCGCCGCAAAACCAACCGTATGAGGTGGTCTAAACCCCGCAGGAAGTGTTGCAATCTGCGTTCCGCTTGCTCCCGTTGCGCCATTCAACGAAATGTTTAATTCTACGGTTGTGCCACGCTTTCTGTAATAGCAATTACCGTATGCGCTCCAAGAGGTATATGAGGATGGCGTGATAGTCTGTTTAGCAGACCACCCTTCTGTCAGCCCCGCAATCGGCTTGTCTCCATACATCATGCAAGACATATTATTCCTCGCTTTCTGCCACGGATTCGGGCATATCCTCAATCACTTCGGGAACATACGGAGCAACATAATTCTCCTGCTCCACGATCCCGCCGCCGTTGTTCATCAGCAGGACGGTAAATCCTTCCTTGATGTTCTGGAGATCGCTATAAAGGTTTTTCAGCAAACCGTGATAAGCCATCCGAGCCTTGTTTAAGTCCGTATAGCCCTCGGAATTGATTAAGAAGTTTCCGTCCGAAATCTGAATAATAGCAAATACCATTTCCTTTTCCTCCGTTAGTTGTATTTGATGCCTTCAATCAGCAGTTTCCCGATTGTCGAACTGACTGACCGATTGTAAACCGTCAATCCCGTTGAAAGTGGCTTGATTGCGAATGAGTAAGTGATGGCCAATGTTCCGCTCGATTCTAGAACATAGCCGAGGAAGTTGATTGTCGCACCCGTTCCGCCACCATAACTTGCCGCCGCCGCTATCTGTGCTTTTGATGCAGAACCGTTGCTTGCCACATTGCCGTATTCCGCATATATCCATATCTCGTCATACGCAGACAAAGCCGATGATGTAAGCGTGGCATAAGTTTTGCTACCGCCTGCCGCTATGCTTGCGGTCTCATTGACCAATGTCGTGACCGTCCTGCTCCCGCCCGAAATCGTAGCATTGATGGAATCCAAAGCCGTTTTCACATCGGAGCCGCCATACTTCACATCCTCTGCGTCAATCGCCGCATAGATGTCGTCCTCGTCATTAGTCCAAATGAAACCTTCCGCTTCGGCTGTACTCAATGCCGCCATCTGTGCCGCTGTCATGTCTCTGACGATGTTCACTTCCGTGCGGTCATTGCCCGAATCGTCACGGGTATATACACCCACGAATTGCAGATTGTCCTCCTGCGGCAAGTCCGTCCCCGATGTGTTCTCGATGGTGTGTCCGCCACTTCCTGCGCTGGGAGCATACACATCCGTCGTCGTGCCGTTGATGTCAATTTCTGCGATCTTCGTTCCTGTCGTGACATCCTGCGTCCAGCTTACGGAATCACCACCACCGCCTGCATTAACCCAAGCCGTGTTTCCGCTTCCGTCAGTAGAAAGCACCTGCCCGTTTGTCCCCCAATCGGGGTCCCCGTCACCATCTAAAGGCAACGGGGCTTTACGGTTCAGAAGATATGCTATTCTGCTTTTCAGCTTCGAAGAGCCGGTATAATTCATCTGTTTCATTCTTTATCACTCCCTCAATTCAAAGGATCGCCGATGATGTTCCCGCTTCCTGCATTGAAGTACAAATTATCAATAAAAAGCGGCTGCTGATTGTATGTCATCGGCGTGATGTGATTCGTATAGCCAAAGTAGCATTGAGCCGGTGCAGCTTCTTCGTTTGCGTCGAAGTAGACACCCAGCGGAGCCGATGCGAGCCGGCCGAAAGTGACAATGTAATAACCGTCCCCATCCTTCGCGCCGAAATAATTGCTCTGTCTGTCCACATTCTCGCAGTTGATATACAGCCGCGCCGTGCCGTTGATGGAGTTGCTAACCTTTACCGGCAAGAGCAGATTTGACGGAGTAACCACGCCCAGCTGATGCAGATCGGATGGATCCAGGCTGTAGATTTTGGTCTGAAGTTTGACGATCAGATCATCGCCGTATTTGTAGACTTCATTCATGACCACAAGGACAATGCAGCTATGCGCTTCGTCGTATCTGATGCGAGTGCGGGCGTTTATCGAGTCGTTCCAGGTAGTGAGACCGTCAGCGGTCACGGTGTAAGCCGTACCCACTCCGCCGGAGAGCTTCACGATAGTGAATGTGATCGTCGTGCCATACTTACCGGAGCCAAGTAGGATGTATGTCGTGCCGTCAGAAAGAACACACGCGGAAAGCTGATAATCACCAAGGGACCCGGTACCGCTCCACGCAACAGAGCCGTCAAGGTTAAATATGTCAATGTCATACGATCCGGACTTCTGCACAACGATATATTCACCGGTGTAGCCGTTGTCCGCGTCAATTCCGATGTCATAGGAGCCGGAAGCATAGGAATACACAACCGTGTCGCTTGTCTCGCCGTCCTCATAGTCGCCGAGCAATACATGGACATCTGTAACGCCGCCGCTTTCTTCCAGGTACGCAAAGCCCCCGGTGACGCCGCAATATTTCGATGTCGTGATGGATGTTTCTTCAAAGCCGTCAGGATGCGCGAACGCAATCCCGTTGCTCGTCCTGGGCAAAAAACCGGTGTCGTTTGTTTTGACCTCCGCTCCATACGGCGGGCAACCCCTGGCTTTTCTTCGACCCAATTCCGAATAGACACCGTTGACGGAATATCCTTCAGACACCTTGTTGCTGTTTGCCATCACATTTTTCAGGTTGTACGGGATGATGGAAAACTCGAAATCTGTTTCCAGCTCCTTCCCTTCGGCCGTCACATAGTTGACCTCGGCATCATAATCGCCCTCGTCATAATCAGACAAGCTGTCACCGTCTGCCGGGTCTGTGGTCACATCGCCGGTGATGGTGAATGTGGTGCCATTGTTGTTTACGGCCCGGACAACCATCCCGTCCGTGGTGAAGAGGTCGTCTTTGTAATATGCCGTCACCGTTGGCGGGGTCACAACCTGGATGCTCTTCACATAAACCTCGAATGTGATGCCGTTGCCCCAAAGGAACTCGTGAACATCATTCGCAACGATAGCAGAAGCTCCGCCTGCCATCTGCAGCTTCACGGTGTAGGTGTGAGCTCCGACGGAGAGATTTTTCAAAGCGTAATCAAAATTGATGGTGTCCTTGCCTTCATCTACGATGAACTGAGGATAAAGGTCGCCGATCTCGATGCCATCCAGGAAGAGCACCACCCGCGCCACGATGTCGCCGATCGTGAAGATGTCCGCCGCTTCCGTTTCCGTTGCCGTGGCGGTCATGACAATTTCCGTGCTCACATTCGTGATGTTTTTGGTGTCTGTAACTTCGAACGGATAAGCCAGCACCTCGACCAGGCTCCCGTCGCTGATGTTCACCGCGTCGGCATTCCGTACAACGGTCATTGTTCCCTTTTCGGAACTGACAGAAGAGCTCACACCGTCGATGCGCTTGTCTGTCGCGCTCTTCGCCGTAGCTTCTGCAGGGTTTTTACCGCCGCAGGAGATCTTGTAGGCCGCGTTGCAAGTGTATGTATAGGATGTGACGGCTCCCTTCTTGGAAGAGCTCAAAATGCCGTCTGTGAAGGTCAGGACATCGCCCAGGTCGAAAATGGGACATCCGGTCAGGTTCACATCGAAGGGCGTGTAGTTGACATTCTGCAGGCCCGTGAGGATGTTCCCCATCGCCGTGTCGCGGTCTGCGTCCGTCCCGATCTGCAAAAATGGATTTTTCCCGAGCTCATAGCTTAAGCCGTTGTTGGGGTTCACATGGTAGTCAAAGGATATTTCCATCGGCTGACAATCCAGCCACACCTCTGTGATCCTGGTGGTGAAGTCCTTGAAACTCGCCCCCTGATGCCGGTGCTCATCGTCGAAGGTAAAATCCGATGCCGACTTGAACGGCACAAGAATCAATTCTCCGTATCGGTTTATCGTCGCGTTAGAGCACAAGGTCTGCGCGATCCAGGAAAGCAAATCTCTAAAGGTAGTGATGTCGTTGTCGCTGAACATCTCCAGCTGCATGGTGCCATTCGGAAGCGCTGCAACATCGCCCCAGCTCATGCCAAAGTCAACACCGCATTTCTGGCAGATCAGGCGGAGCAAAGGAAACGCCGTCCGGCCCAGCACCATCGAGCTGGCTTCTGATCCGCCGCCACCACCTGCCGCGTGATACGGTGTGCAGTATTTGTCGAACTTTGTCATATTGTCGTAGGCTTTCACGGTCACGCCTGACGCGCTTATGGTGGCTTCCTGCACCGTGAACACTCCGAGGGGAACATCTTCCCAGGTGTCCGTGTCGGGATCCGTCAGCAGGCTGAAAATTGGCGTGATAACCTTCCCCTGCCATGCTCCGTCTGCAATACCCACATTTCGGAATGTGGCGGTCAGCTCACCAATGTAAACATTCCCGATCCCAATCTCTGCGCTGTCGCAAATCTTGTTATTTATAGAAAAAGACCCCGCCAAAATATTAGCGGGGCCAAAAGTAACATTGTCGATGGTGCCAGACACCTTATGAGATTGTGCCGGAGCCATCATAGCGGTTAAAAAGTCAGCAGATACGGAATACATATCAATCCTCCGTCAGACAGATTAGAACGATACCAGCTCGAAGCTAAAGGAATAATAACGATGATCGGTGTCCTCAGAGATCAGGGACGCGCTATAGGATCCCGGATCAATGAACATAGTGTGCGTCACATAATCCACCTCCGTCTCGTCCCAGACATCCACGGAAAGGGAATTTTTCTGAACAGCCGCATCCAGCAGGACCTTTTCTTCTTCCGTTCCCTTGTAAGACACGCTCAAACCGTAAATGCCAGCGCGGGTCACGAGCCTGTTTTTTGTGCCTGCTTCCGTCTTGAAGATCTGTTCTTCGGACCCCAGCTTCTCCGTGTATGAGTCTTTTGTGATCGCCAGCTCGTCGCCGTCAATTTCCAATGTTATCTTGAAACTCATCTGCCGCCGCTCCTATAGTTTGCCCGCTGTTGCGCGGAAATAACGATTTCGTCAATCTTCTCGTTGCCGATATACACCGGGATTATCGTGTCACCAGCACCAACGCCAGCGGCCGCCATGTCTGCATAAGTCAGAGCCGCTCCGGAGGTTCCAACAGCCGTGACGGTTGCAGTCATGTCCTGCCCGATCATTCCGGCAAGCTGGCCCATCGCTTCCTGAACCGATCCGAGGTTCCCGGTGATGCCCCGGGCGAACAAATCCATCATGTCAGGCGCAAAAGTATGGAAGTTGGACAGTGGGCCCTCGTCAGGCTCCGAAAAACCGATGAAGCCTTTGATGAGGTCGCCCAGGCTCGAAAGGGTTTCCTTTACCTTGTCGAATTTTGCCTTGATTCCGGCGATGAAGTTGTCAATCAGGTCATTGCCCCAATTCTTCGCCTCTTCAATCTTCTTCGAGAAGCCTTCCTTTACCTTCATGACGATTTCTGCGCCCTTCTCGATGACCTGCCCGAATGCGCTGGCAATACCGCTGACAAGGGAGCCAATAAGCTGCACGCCTGCTGCCACGATTGCCGGGAGCGCCTGGATCAGAGCCGTCACAAGGTTCATGATGATTTCGGGGCCTTTCGCTATGATCTGCGGCAAAGCGTTCACGATACCCTGCGCAAGTGCAATCATCAACTGCAAGGCCGCGTTGATAAGCTGCATAAGCATATCCGGCTGAGTGAGCTTGTCAACGATGGACAGCACCACCTCAACAATCGCCGGGATCAGCGTCGGAAGGTTCTCAATCAAACCGTTTGCGATGGTCAAAAGAATGTTCAGCGCCACATCTATGAGCGTTTGAAGGTTCTCCAAAACGAATGTTGCAATCGTTCCGAGGAGCTGAAGAGCCGCATCAGCCAGAGCAGGAAGATTGTCCATAATGGCCTGCGCCAATGCTTCGACGATACCCAAACCGACATTCAAGAGCTCCGGGAGCTTTTCCGTCAGCTGTGCCACGAGCGTGTCGATGCTCGCGGAAATAGTGGCCATACCTTCTTCTGTGTCACCCGTGAAGAGTGCCGTCAGGCCGTCCATGACACCCGTCAAACCAGGGAGCGCTTCGGACAAAGCCGCACGGCCAAAGCCGGAAAGCGATGTCTGCATATCCTGGAGGGAATCCTGGAATGCTGCAGCATTCTTGACAGCATCGTTGCTCATAACGCCGCCGAGCTCGTGCACACGGTCCCGCATTTCCTGTGTTTCTTCTGCGGAAGTGTTCAGCAGTGCGCCCATTTCCTGCGCTGACCGTCCTAGCAGATCCTGAGCGAGTGCCGCCCGTTCTGCACCTTCTGGCATACCCTGCAGAGCCGTGATGACCTTCTCCAGAGCGAGGTCGGAATCCTGGGACATTTCCTGGATGTCCATCATGGAAAAACCTAATTCCGAAAGAGGTCCTAAACTGTCATAAGCGGATTCGTACAGCTTATCATAAGCTTCGTTGTACTCATCCAGCGTGATGGTTCCGTTGTCGAGCTGGTCATCCAGTGCCGCCTCTGCTGCAAGCGTCTGGTCAATCACATTGCCAGCGTCGGCCATGGTGTTGTTCAGCACCTTCATGCCACCCTTCAGGGATTCGATGGAAGTGCCGGAATGCTGCAGAACTGCGTCCCATTCCTGGTATGCTTCCGCAGATATTCCCATCTTTTGGGACATCTTGTCGATGTTATCGCCGTAAGCTGCGACATCACCGGCAGAAGACACGAATGCCTTTCCTGCTGCCACAGCTGCGCCAGCGACGGCCGTAGTAGCTGCACCGGCAACCGCGAGCCCTTTTCCTAACCCGCTAGCAAAAGAAGATCCTGCTTTCTTACCGGCGGAACCACCGGCAGAGTCCGCCGCCGCGCCGAGCTCGTCAGATATTGTTTTCTGTGCTCCCTCCATCGAGGGAATGATCGTCACTGTCGCCCGTGCGACTTCCGGTGCATTTCCTGCCATGTTCTGCCCTCTTTTTCTCAAAAAAGGCGATCAGCTCGTCATGCGAGACTGCACCTTTTCCGATTTTCCTTATGTTCTCCGGCTCCTTCTGCCCTGGTCTCGGATATGGCTTCGGTCTCTTCTGCCGTTTATGGGATCCAATCGCTACCAGGTTGCTGTTAATCACAGCCAATACGTCATAAATATCCGCAAGTATCGCATTCGTCTTTTGTCGAGTGCTCCACTCATATGCTTCCGGATTAAGCTCCCGCCGGATTGCTGATTCCGGTGGAAGATGAAAAATGAACGACTTAAGGGAGCGCCATGAAAGCACGCTCCCTATATCGTCCATAGTGTAAACAGTAGACATTAAGTCTGCTTCAAGCGCCTCACGGTGTTGGTCGATAAATTCCGCGAGGCTTAAGATTCCCCCATATTGATACCTGCTACTCTTTCGGTCTCATCACGCCACGCCTTCATGATCTGTGCGAGGTTGGCGAAAGTGAGGCTATCAAGAACTTCTTTCGGCATGTGCTGGCCTAAGAAGTTGTAAATATCCTCATCCGTGCGCAGTGCCTTGAGCTGCTTCACGGTCATCGCAGTACCTAACGGAATCATATACGACTCTTCCCCGATTTTGATCTCGAGGGAGTCGATTTGTTTCGGGTCTCTAAGCTCAACAACCATTTATGAACTCGAACCAAGTCCTTCGTCCACGATAATCTCAAGGCTATTATCGAGGGCCGTGATAGTAGGAGTCCAATTGATGCTAGCGCCGGGAGCGAAGGAAACAGCCTCAACGGACTGAATCTGCCCCTTGCACATGATCGCGATCATGCTGTCGCCGTCCTTCATCAGGAACAGGAACTGCTCGGGCTCAGGAAGATCGGAGCTGGAAACGGCCGCTTTGACCAATTTTCCGTGTCCGCCTGCTGCCGGAGTGACGGTCACATTGCTCGCACCCAGAACAGTCTTCAGAGCTTCCTCAGTGGTGTCCATGATCGGAGCCTGGATCGTCTCGCTATGATCGGAAAGGATCACGCGCTTAAGCTGGTTCGCCCAATTCTTCAGATTTTCCGTGGACTTGTCCATCGTGAGGGTGATTCCGTCAGCGGTCACATCGCCAACGTGCTTCCATCCGGCTGCAAGAGCCTCTGCAGGGTAGGAAGGAAAAGTCGTGCCAACCGGAGCATGATAAAACATACCCGTAGCAAGACCAATGCCGAGTAAAACATCAGACATTTCTTATACCTCCATAGTCGTTTCGTGAGCGACAACGATAAGCGTCGCGCTGCACATAGCCAGGTCGGGCCGTGCCGGGTCGTTGCCCCAACTGCCGCCTGCGTTAATAGTTACATGTCGAAGAGCTGACGACTGCTTCTTTGCGATGGTCTTGAGCAGTCCGACCGTCTTCCGAAGCAATTCATCCGCCGCAGCTTCGCTTTCCGCTCTCGCGTATAACGTCACCATGAACGAATTGATTGTGTCTCGCTCCGATCCGCCGATCTTTCTGATCTCAATGCTGGGGACGGTAAACTGCGCAGGGAGCGGACGACAGTACGCCGTCACATAAGGCGTTAAAGCCTCCCTGATTTCGTTTTCTATGTCGATTGCAATAGGAATAATCATATTAAACCGCTCCCGATAGTGCATTGTATTCCGCTTCAGCCAGAGCCGCCGCACGATCAATAGGCTGCACGAAGCCAACCCAACGACCGCCGCCAAATCCTCCGATCATCACGGTCTTTTTATAACCTTCGCTTTGCTCCTGCAAATTCCCGTTTGCTCGCTCCTGAATGCCGGTCGCCGCCTCATCGACAAGCGCCCGAACACCTTCGGAAACGAGTATGTCGTGGAATCCTTCGGAGAAAAATTCTATCTTGATCTGTTTTGCCATCAGCCGCTCCATCTCATCAGATTAAGCTGGATATGATCGAGACCTCCCGTAGCGGAAGGCCATTGTCTCGGGTCTCCGTTGATCGTGTAGGTTTTGCCATTGTACTCGATCCGGTCGCCCGCGGTTATATCCGCATCTTTTGGGACATACGCCGTCAGCCCGTCAGCCAGGGCCATAACGCGACCATCTTCAGACAGTGATGTGCTCGCAGGCTGAACGGAACAGCCGGAGACATCTTTCGTCGTTGCATGCTCCCAATCGGGAACAGTAGATCCGCGCTCGGTCTTTGTGGCGGGTCTGATTCTTGTGATGGTGTCTCTCCAAAAACTCAGCATATCAATACACCCCCTGCAACCTGTACGCATTCAGGATTTCCTTTGCATAGTCCGAAAGGGCTCCTGCCTGTCCTCCCTGCGCCCAACTGTTGTTATAAGTGATCGATACTCCGCCAGATGCTTCCGAAGTGACACCATAGCTCTGCGCTACTGCATGAGTGATCTGCGCCGCCGCAACATCTTTGATCGCTCCAGCCATGCTTTCAGACACTCCGGCAGTGTATTTCACCTCAATCGGCGTATGGAGACCGATGAAGGCAAAATCAACCCCGAAAACGCGGAGAAGACCGGCAGGATCTACGGAAAAGTCCTCAAAGGACACATCGCCGATCTTAACGCTAGCCACCGCGCTTACAAATCTTGCCGGGAGCTGAATCTGTACATGGGAACCGGCTCTCGTCACCCGCCTGTCGAAAAACGTAGCATTAAACACGCACGACATAGACGGGAAAAGATGCCATCCGCAATAATTCCGAATAGACATTGACGCAGCACTAATCCCCGGAGCGATTCGTGTATCTCCGTCATATTTCGACGCAGTACGCGCATCGAACTCCGCATCCGTAAGAAGAGCCGGAAGATCCGCGTCGCTTTCGATGGAATAGCCCCAGGGCGTTAATGTAGCACTCATTTTATGGTTCCTTTCTTCGCCTTGTTAGTAGGCGCTTTCGCTTTATTCGCGACCTTCTTTTCCTTCTGCTCGACTACGGGCTCAGGCTCGGGAGCCTTTGCGGGCTCCTCTGCCTTTACCTCAACAGCGCCCGCAGGAGCCGTTTTGTCGTCAAAGTAATGCTTCCGGCCGCGATACATGTAAACCTTCAGCATAAAGACCTCCTTAAGAGCTGGAAGCCACAGTGCCGACCAGCACGAACGCATCGGGGACTCTGGTAGCGAGCACCATTCTCTCCTCGATGCGGACGGTCACGCGATTCTTGATGAAGTCGTCCTGATCGCTGTTGGAAACCTCAGCGCGAAGGCCTTCGCCTGCCTTAGTGACAACAGAAGCGCCAGCCTTGAACGCACCGACGATTGCAGCGCCCTCGGGAACTGCCTGGGACTCGACCACGTTCAGACCCCAGATACGAGGATTTGCAGCGTATGCGCCGTTGCCGTAGCTGCCGTAAGCAGGGCCGCCGAGCAGGTACTGCTGATTGCTGTCCTTGCTCAGAAGCAGGGTCTCAAGGTCAGCGGGATTGATCAGGAGAGCATCGGGAGCATACCCGGTAGCGGTTCTGACTGCCTGCTTTGCCTTCAGAATGTTGTCGAAGGAAATGGTGCTCTGACCAGCCTGCACACCGGAAGCGATCAGGGAATCGACCAGATTCTCCTCAACAGCCTTTCTGAACTCATAGATTCCACGGTTGCGCAGAGCAGTCTCCAGGAATGCCGCATCGCTCAGGAGCTCATCGGTCTCCTTCATAAATGCCGCAACCTTCTCGAGTGCTACGGTCTTTGCTTCATAGGGAATGTGGATCTGATTCTTTGCCGCACCCTCGTTCACGACACCAATGGTGCCCTCGAGATTGCCGGTCACGAAGTAGGTCAGAGCGTTGCCGCTAATGGTCTCAGCGCCGAACAGGCCGCGCACGGTCAGCTCAGGCTGGGGATCAACCACGTTCTTGTCAGTGTCAGCGATACGGGTCAGGCCCATCGCTTCGTTATCGTTGTATGCCTTCATCTCGAAGGAACGGGAGCCCTTCTCGGTCTTCAGGTCTTCCAGGTGCAGATCGGTCATTTCATCCTCCTCGGCTTTCGCCTTCTCATCTTTTCCAATGTTTTCAAGCATCTTTTCAGCCTTCTCGGCCTTCTTCACAAGATCATCGAGTCTCTCGATCTCTTCCATGAGCTCCGTGCTGGACTTGATTGCTTCCTCGTTGCCTTCCTTGACGGATGCCTCAAGACCCTTGAGCTCGGTTTTCTTTGCTTCGAGCTGTTCTTTCAGGTTCATCGTGTTTCTTCCTCCTTCAGTTTCTGAATAAAATCAAGTACCTTTTCCGCTTCAGGATTGCTCCCCTTCTGATCCTCCCCCGCCGGGTTGTCTTTCGGTTCGTCCTCTCCGTCATCGGTGCTATCTAAAACGCCCTGTAAGAGCGTTATAGCCTGTTTGATCGCGTCTTCGTCCTTCTTGCTGTTGCGTCTGCCGGACTTGACATCTACCACCTGCGCATCGTCATTTGCAGGTACGGTCACACAAGAGATCTCAAACAGATCGAGCTCGCGCAGCTCGTTCGCCTTCGTTCCGTCCTCTAACGTGACCAGACCTTCCTCAAGCGTGTCATAGGCGAAAGAAAAACTGCGGAGCCGTCCGTCCTTGTAAAGCTCGCGGACTCTCTGCGCCTCTTCTGTAGCATCGAAATCTGCCACGAAATGCA